GCCTTGTAATTACAGCGAGAGAGCAATTTGCCGTCCTTGTCATATCCCTCAGACGGTCCCTCCAGCTTGCCCGCCTGGTAATTACAGCGAGAGCGCAGCCTCCCGTCCTTGTAATATACCTCATACAGGCCATCCAGCTTGTCCTCTTTCGTGTCAGCGCTGACTGCTATCTTCATTTCGTCCTCTTTCGTGTTCATTGCGTCCCTCATACTTCTTTCGGTAAGCCATACCCATTTTTAATATCGTTGAATATTCTTAAAAACATATCAAAAGAATCTGACCAAAACCATAGCGACCCAACAGAAAGATTGATATTTACTCCAAATTTGTATTGATCATCTGTCGGTTTACCGCCAGTTTTCTTTGTTTCGATCCAAAGGGGACACTCCCCCTTTTTGACAGCATACAAATCGGCTACGCCAGGAGTACCATTAAAAGAGAATCTCTTTCCTCCGTCTTTATTAAAACCTCGGAAGCCACCACCATTATTAATACGATATACTTCGTACCCATTCAGTTCTAGGTATTCCCTGGTGGCTTTTTTTATCTCGTTTTCTGTTTGTTTAAAATTAGGATTTTTCAATGTTTTCCCTTTCTGCATACATTTCGCAACACCCAGTCAATTCCCGCTCGGAAAATACAATCTTTGTATTATCTTCCCAAAACTCAGGCGCAACACAAACATACCCTTTAAGTTCAGTTATTCGTTTTCCCGTAGTACAAGGATGATGCCTGTCCTCCGCAAGATTCCGACAAGTTTTACACTCTGGCATTTTCATCAATCAATTCTCCTGAAATTTCTGACAAATTTATCAAAGTTGAAAATATCTCACTTATATGGTTTGGGCTATCTTTAATGCACTGTATATCTATCGCTAACATTTCGGCAGGCGCAATTCCTTCGTCAAAATCTAATGGTATTAGTTCATATTCAAAGGTAATCATTATTTTAGCTTTCATTGTTTACCTCCACTTTTCTATATTTCTTATAAAGCATAATCAAATAAAGTAGTTCTTGCCTTGCGTTTTGGCATTCCTATTCTGATGTAACAATCAGTACAGCAAAAATGTCCATTTTCTTTCAATTGCTTTGATGACCAGTTCAGCATTAACATCAACCTCTACTTCCTTTTCCACGTATACGGTTATTTCCATGTTTTTATTTCTTTAAATTTGAGACCGCTGTTCTTTCCTCTCCTTTTAAGATTCGACATGCCTCTTTTTCATTTTCGGTTTCCATTAACAACACAGATGTTTCAAGTAGGTATTTTACTATTCTCCTTGACCTGTTTTGATACACAAGATATTTTTCAAGATACGGACTATAACACATCCACCTTTTTCCCGTAGAGATTTACACCCACCATATTATTTCTTTTTCTTACTCCAGCTTTTACTGGTACATCTGGGACATTGGATTATATCCTTTGGATTCTTTCTAGGTGTCCAAGTTGCCTTGCAGTGTTTACATTTAAGTTTAGGTAGTTTTGCCATATATTCTCCATATGTAAAAATTAATTGACAATTAAGGGCGGGGCTGGGTTATCAATGGTTATCTCCCCGCCCTTAGTTATCTAATTTACTGTTTAAAATAATATCATATTATTTTATAATGTCAAGGGGAAAAATAAAATATATTTTTACGATGTCTGGAATGTCAGCAAACATAAGGCTTTCGAGGCTATAAATATTTTTATTTGTATTTATAAAAACTCGTTGTACAATTGTCTTTGTGAGAGTTATCGTCGGATGCGAATTTAGCCAAATCGTTACTAATGCTTTCCGCAAACAAGGACATGAAGCATATTCTTGTGATTTATTGACAACGGAAGGCAATCCTGAATGGCATTTCCAGGAAGATATTCTCGAACTGCTTAAAAGAGAAAAGTTTGATTTAGGAATTTTCCACCCGCCTTGTACTCATTTAGCAGTAAGCGGGGCAAGATATTTCAAGGAAAAACAAGCAGATGGGAGACAGCAAGCAGCATTGGAATTTGTTAAAAAATTAATGGATGTTCAAATAGAAAAAATATGTATTGGAAATCCGGTAAGTATCATGTCAACACAGATCAGAAAGCCCGACCAAATAATCCAGCCGTGCTGGTTCGGAGACCCGCATTATAAGACAACTTGTTTATGGCTGAAAAATTTACCCAAACTTATACCAACCAATATGGTTGAACCAAAATTTACTGTTTATAAATCTACCGGCAAAAAAGTTAGCAGTCATCATTATGATACTTTTTTATTACCAAAAGAGCAGAGAGGGAAAATGAGAAGCATTACATTTAATGGGATTGCAAATGGAATGGCCCATCAGTGGGGGTAAATATTTTTACTTGGTTGGCCAAATCAAAGATTTTATACTTATGTTAATTCAAAAAAAATACAAAGTAGAAACCCAGGTTATTGTTTTATAAAAGCGGGATGGAGGCGATGCGGTATTACTAAATGGAACAAGCTTGTAATCCTGGAAAAATTACCTACTTAGTGGGATTATGAAGAAACAGGCTGGTGAAGGAATTTAACCAGCCTGGCGTTTTTTCCTATTGACAAAATAAATCGTTGTGCTAAAATGGGGGAAATAATTAGCAGGGTCAATGCTAATTCTATAAGCCTTCTCACGCAAACCCGTATTTGGTTGTTGACCCCAGCCGATACGGGTTTGCTCATTTCAGGGGTAAACATGAGTGAGGAAAAAATTAAAAGCCTGCTTGATTTATTTCATAGAATTGGAATCAGAAGATGCAAGCTTGTCGCAAAAGCTGAGGAAATAAAGAAGTTGATTGTCAAGGAGGCCGCTGATGATCTCAAGCAAAGTACCGCCAAATGACCCCGAAGTTGAAAAAACATATCTCGCGTATCTGTTGCAAAAAAATGAATATATATCGATAAGCCTAGAGTCTGTATCAACAATAGATTTTTACAAGATGTCACATCAACGTATATACGATATAATCGTAGAATTGCATAAGCGCCAAGAAGCGGCTAGCGTGACAACCGTGACAATCGAAGCTAAAGATTTAATGCCAGAAATAATAGACATGGAAGAAGTTTTTATAAGTACTAAGCAAAGCTTTATCTACTTATTGGACAAGCTTTTAGAGTATAGCAGAAGGCGCAAAACAATCAATGAATCAATACAAGCAATTGAAGAAGCTTATGACGTGGCAAAACCGTTACATTGCGTGGCAAAGGCTAATTTATCCGAAAAAATTAAGGATTGGATAGACAACACAGAAGGTAGCTGGAATACCTTTCAACTTGATAAGGATTTATTTATTAATTCTGAGCGGGAAAAAACAAATAGACGCACAATACTGAAGCGCCTTAGAGATGGAAATTACATTGAAAAAACAAATTGCCGCGATGATGTATATAAGAGGATAATTTGCGATGAACAGGCTATTGATTGGTTATCGGCTGATGTTGATAGTGAATATCCTCTTAAATTACCATTTAGCATAGATTCTTATGTTAAAATATATCCAAAAAATATTATAATGATAGCTGGTTCAAGTAACGCTGGGAAAACCGGGTTCCTGCTGAATGTAGCGAAAATGAATATGAATCAACATGATGTTTATTATTTTTCCTCCGAAATGGGGGCGCAGGAGTTCAAGGTAAGACTTTCCAAATTTAAAAGTGAGGATGGCTCACAATTTCCATTGCGTAGCTGGAAATTTAAGGTTATAGAAAGATCGTTTGAATTTAACCACGTTATACGGCCAGATGACCTAAATATCATAGATTACTTAGAAATATATGACAACTTTTATACGATTGGCACGGATATTAAGAAGATATACGATAAACTCAAAACAGGGATAGCAATTATTGCTATCCAAAAAAAGAAGGGCGAAGAACTTGGAAGGGGTTCAGATTTTACTTTAGAAAAAGCAAGGCTTTATATTACTCTTGAACGAGCTTGGAAAGAATATGGAAAGTGTAAAATAATTAAAGCAAAAAATTGGCGTACCGACCAAAATCCAAATCAAATGGAGTTCCGTTTCGACTTGCTACAAGGGTGTAAATTTATTCAGACGTGACAGAATCGTGACAAGCGTGACAAGTTGCTTTTCTCTGTACTGAGTACAGTATAGACTGGATATGGAATACGGTACTATGTTAATACTAACGCGCGCGCGGTTATTATATTAATAATTATATATATTACACAACTTATGTTACATTGATACAAAAACCGTCCTAAAGACTATAAACAACAAAAACTACCATTCAAACTATTTATCTTATACCAAAGGCTTAAATCAATTTAATGGGAGGGTGCAAAATGAAAAAGCTGGTAGAAAAATCAACAGGGCACAGGATTGAGAGTACAATGGCTATGATTGAACCATTTGCGATTCAGGATGTATTAACAGGCATCAAAATCAAACTCACCGTGTCTAAGCAATACTCGGTCTTGTCCATTGACGACAGAAGTTACTATTTTTGTCGTGAGAATGGCAAGTTTGACGGCATGAGCTCCTATTTCCCCCCATACCATACAAAGGAGGCTTGATGGTTAGAAAATTACCAATGACCAACCGAATGCAAAATGTATGGTTAGTGTGCGAACCTGGAAAATCTTTATTCATGGAGAAACCAAAAAAGGCAAAGAGACCTTCCGTGATGCCAAAAAATCGCAATAGCAAAGGCAAGGCGCCACTCTGGTAGCATTTTACTACTTTTACAAAATTGACTGGGAGGATTGAAAGATGGAAGAAAGGGACGAAAGGACACCAGATAACCTATCGCCGTATGATAATAGTGAAATATATTGTCCGTTTTGCGGTGACACGGGCTATGATTTGCCTGGACTGAAATACCATTTTACTTATTGTGAAGAATATGCAAAAACGGAATTTCTAAGGTGAAAGATAACCAAAGACGAATTAATCGCATTACAGCAGATAATGAAGGGGAAAAAATTGAAAATAGATATTACCGGGGTCAAAAATAAGTACAAAATCCGAAACATCGTTGCGTGTATCAATAAATGCCACAAAAAACGTTCTGGGATGCCCTAAGAAGGCAATCGGGTAGTCTTTGGTGTAGTCTAGGGCGATGCCGTTTTTGATAATTATTAAAAAAATGTTTGTAAGTCTCTAGCAAATCAAGCTTTCCGTGCAAATTCCCCAAAATATTGAAGCTCCGCTTTTCTGTAGGCATTATCAGCATCTTCTAATACACTAAAAAATCCAAGATGAATACTTTTACTATTAACTGCTATATGTGCACAAAACTTTTTCATTTCTTTATCCCAACTAACGCCCTTTATTCCCAGTTTGTTATTCTTGTTACAGCGATGTCTGTTGAATGCGTTATAATAATATTTATTTATTATTTTGCAAGAGTTATTTTTAGTAATCTATCGGCGAAAACTTCATAGGTCTCCGTTTTACATTCCTTTAGGTATGTCATGGAGACGCCATGTTTTACAAGTTGCCAGGCATCCTTAAATTCTAACACTTCCCAGTAATCTGTATCAAACAGCATTTTCCGGTTGTAAATCATATTCTTCATTTCCTGTTTCGATCCCCATAAGTCCTTCCCACAGTATTTCATGATTGACCTCCTATACTATTTAAGGTTTTTATCATTTCGTTATGTTCGGTTATAAAATTCCTTTTATATTTATTTCTTTCATTCTCCTTTATTTGATTGAAGATGTCTTTTCTGACTATATCGATAATGTAATAGGAATAATCTCCTTTTTCGAGATAGGATAATAAATTAGCTTTGCCCTCTCTAGATAAATGTAAAGAAACTCCACATTTAATTTCTGCTTCAACGTACTGCTGTGTTGCGTTATCTGATAAAATGTTAAGCTGTTCTTCAAGTGATTCGCAGTTCATTATTTTTCCACCTCCTCACAATAATGACAATGACCAAAAGTAAACTAACGCTTGGCATATTTTTCAGAAAAGTTTTTCTTGCATTTTTTGCAAGTTCTTTGGCAACCAGGGCAGTAATGCGAGCCATATCTGCCAGTCTCCAGCCAGTTTGCGGGGAGTTCGCCCACAAAAACAGTAACCCTACCGCAATTATTACATTTGTACAATTCTGCTTTCGTATTTTCAGAATAAATTTTCATTTAATTTTTACTTATTTCTAAGTAACCTCCGACTCTGCATCTTAAAATAAATTTCCTTGGCTATCTATTTGCCCCTCATAGCCGCACCATCTACATTTTGCGTATGTCAGGAATTTTAAAGGGTCCTTCGGCTTTTTGTGAACACAAACAAAACCAACAAAGATGCTATGCCAGCCGATCCAACACAAAAATTTCTTTAAATATTTCATTTAATCACCTTTAAAAAAATCAATTATTGCTTTTTTTTCTTCTTCCCAGGGATCATTGCGAAATACCTGCGTGTAATTTGCGCATGGGATTGGTGCATTTGTGGTTTCCCATAGCTGGTCGCCTTTTTTATTCTTTAACATTTCGATCGCTTCTTCGTCTCTCCCCTCATAGCTTCCATTTGGATTTTTAAAAGCAACAAGTATTCTACCCATCCTCAGTCTGAATCGTTGCGCTTGTTTTGCTTTGTAAAGCCTGATTTCACCGTTATAATTTTTGAAGGCTTTAATTGCATGGGGTTTTATACCCATAGAGTCCAGGAAAGAAACGGTCTTTTGTCTAAATTCTTTTAATTCTGTCTCTGTGCATTTGATTTTATGATATGCGCTCATTTTACCACCTCCAGGTAAGCTTAAATGATTCTCAATTTAGTAAATTTTGGATATTCCTCCACCCTCCAAACCATATGGGCATATTCGATTGAATCCGTGCCGCCGGTGTTTGTAAATTTTAATCGCTTACTATGCACATTCGCAGTTCATTATTTTTCCACCTCCAAGTATCCTCCTTTTTTCCACGCTCCGTTATAAATTTTTACAGGTACTGTTTTGGGTGGTTTTTGGTATTCCCGACCTACCCACCACCATGCGCATCCCGCAAAAGTCAGGATAAGTATACATTCAATTCCTTCGCGTTTCCAGGTTTTCATTTGTTTTCCCTCCACTAAATCAACAATGGTCATAATTTTTATTAGTAGGCTTTTTTTGTACTCGAACAGGTCAATTACAAATTTGTAATGCGACTAGACTAGATATATCGCAATCCCTTTTTATACGAGCGCTATTACACATTCGCAAAATCAAAGGATGTTGTCAACTTTGTTTTGCGATTTCTTCCACAAAATTTATAGATATAGCCCCTCATTCCTTGTGAGGCCAATCTCGCATAACTCGCTGCCAGGTCGGCACCCTTACCTCCTTTTAGTAATATCTCTAGGACTCCTTCTTGGATTAAATCGTCCTGCAAATCCAGGCGGGCGAAATATTTTCTCTGCACTGACTTGGCTATTTTGTATGCCAAGTCTACATCTATTTTACAATGGATATCAATCTCCTTTTTATGATATCCAAGACAAAAATACCCTCTTTTTTTCGCCCGGTAAAAGGTTGCCCGGTGAATACCATACTGCCGCTGCGCCTCCTGCAGCGTATTTGACTCTAATATCATAATCTTAATCAATTTGCAACTCCTCTTGTAACTCCTCGATTAGTGTCCGTCCTCTAGCGCTGAAAAAAGTTCGGCAGACAGATGCCTCTTCCTCGGCATCTGTCTTGTAATACCGTTCTTTAAGATTACTTAACGTACTCATTTTTTTTACGAGCACGTTTTGATTTAGCCGCAAAAGACCTGCATCGGCCATTTGCAAGACTATTTTTTCGATTTTCCTATATGCCCTCCCTAGATATTCCGTATTAATCCAAGAGAAGGCGTCGTGGATTAAATCCTCTAGGGATTCGACAATCATCAAATCTTGAGAGGCGATGATTATCGAGTCGGTTTCCTTTCTTTCTTCCTTGCGGATTAAGGAGGGGATGACTACCCCGTGTGGCGATTTGCGAACGGAGAAAAACTCCATCTGCAAATCGCCCTTTTTTGTCCTTGATTCCACAAAATAAAATGTGGAATCTGACATCGGATTTCCGGTTTGGGTGAGGATAAAAGGTTTTTTTTGCTGCACCTCCCCAACCCTGTTTTTGACGTAAAATGACTTGTGGGCGGTATATGCCATGCTCATCTGCCACTTCCTGACAGCGCCAATAGCTGCCCTTTTAAAGTAGGCAAGTCTTCTATTTTTACATTTGTTGCCACCCGGCCACCCGATACGGCGGATAGGGTTTTCATAAATGCAATTCCTTTTGGATCATCTCCGATCAAAATTGTTTCGATCGGAATCCTCCTTGATTCCGCTACATTTAGCGCGGAATCCTGATTATCTGGCAATCCATCACTTACCAAGATAATCTTTTTCGTTGTTGGAGGGATAGCCTCCAACGCTGCCGTCAGGTTTGTACTGCCTGACGGATACATTTGGGTCGTTCTGACCACAGAGTTAAAATACAGTTTGTCGCATTTTAACTCTCTTATGGCATCGAGTAAGTACTCGTATTTACTTTTGCCGTCATACTTTTCCCCCATACTCCCGGAACAATCCAGGATGAGCATTGTACCGGTGAAATTGTTGCTTTTTTTAATTGTGGCTTGCAGTCTATCACAAAAGGAAAGACTTTTTACTTCTGCAATGTCGCCTGATTTGGTGAGTCTCCTTTTACATTCCGTTATTATCATTATTTTGTTCCTCCTCCGAATATCACAAGTATATCACACCCAACAATTCCACAACGGCAATCTTTGTAGCCATTCCAGATTTATCCCAGGTTATCTTCATTTTTCCTTCTCCTTCTAAGTTTGTATCCCCCCGCCCGGACTAGCGGGGAGATGGGTTAAAAATTAACTTAATAACACTACGCCCAGGTCGGCATACGTTATGTCAGAGTGATTCCTCAAGATTGCCTTGAGTTTGCTTGTACTGATTTTTACTCCACCACCCTCACAATCAAGGTACGGACTGTACAGAATGTGTATATTACCGTCCGTAATTATATATTCGCCAATATCTATCTTGTCGAGATTGTGCAAGTTTATTCTTACTTCTCCTGGCTTCATTTTCCTTCTCCTTCTCTCAGAGTTTTAGTCGGTTTGCGGCACACGCCGCACACTAGGATTATAAGCGATAATCGTGCCGCTCAAAAAATTATTTTAATTATTTTTGCTCAATAACCCGCAAACTCGCACGCAATAAGCAACAGCGGGCGATTATATATTTTCGCAAATTGTGCGGTTGCAACACAGTCTCAGTTGTTTTGACCATTTTCGGTCAGCCTTGATGCCCCAAAACACGATGTAACTTTCTATCGGTCAACCGTTTGCGACTTTCGGTCAGCAAGTGTCCATTTTCGGTCAGCAAGTGGCCATACAGACTTATCGTTTAGTGCAGTATTTTTACTGCACCTGAAAGAGGTGTGGAATTAGTATCCACATGCGCTAGGGTTGTTCCACGTGAAACATAATTGCTACAGAATATAGAGAGCAAGAGAGCATACGAAACGTATGTATGTGTATGCACGTTTTGTATCAATGTAACATAATATGTATTATCAGACGTTGTTTTGTGGGTGATTCAGGAGGGAGACTTCATTTTTCTTCATATTTCGTCCGTTTTCTTTTGTGCTTTCTGCTGGATTCTCACTACGTACAGGGGGAGGGGGGGGGAGCGGTTTCTGCTTTTCCACTGGGTTCGTATAATATAGGTCACAAACACACACCAAGTATATAGTTATGACTAAAAATGAATAAAACTAGAATAAGCTAACCCCTATTTAAACAATAGGAAAGTGCGTTGATTTTTATAGGTTTTAGGGTTTGTCGATTATTAGTTATCTATCGAGCGTCATAATGTTTTTACAGGCGTGGCAATGGTATTCTTTTTTATTGGTGGTTAAGATTAACAAGGTATGGCATTTGGTACACATGATTTTGTAATGATAGCCAAATAAACGAGGCTGGGAATCGGAATCTTTGTTTATTGGTTTTTTATAAGGCATAAGAGGGTATACAATAATAAGAGTTGGGTAGTAATATAAAAGGCTGCCAAGAATACTTTTGTTATTTACTAATTAACAAAAAGAGAGTTGACGTTGATTTAAAGTGACCATTTTATTGTTTGTTTGCTTTTCAGATTCTAGCATATACATTTGTTTGCAGTTCGGGCAATAGAGATATGATTTGAATGTAAAGGATCTATTTGATCGGAGCGGGGTTGGTTTTGGATATCTTCGGATGACAGGAGTGTAGCCTTTTCTGCATTTTTGACCTTCGTACAACATTTTTATTTTATTGGACATGTTTTATATTAAACAATTTTAAAGATTAAAAACATTAAGACTATTGTATATAATAGTTTTTAAAGTTGCTGGTCTTTTACTAACAGTTCGGCGACCAGACCTAAAAGCCCCCCCTCACCCCCCTGATATCGGATGTCGATATCGACTTTGGATAGAGACTTAAAACCCACTTGTGTTATCACGACTTTCAATGCCGTTGGTCAGTTCGTCTGACACTGCCCTTTGGTCACCAGTTTTATTTAAAGTCGGCCTGGATGCAGATCTGGCCCCACCGACATAGCGAAATGATACTACATAAATTTATGTTTGTCCAGGTAAATCCGAAAAAAATGTAAAAAAAATGTAAAAATATCTTTTTAATGCTTGACAGTGGTATACCATATATGGTAATAGTTAAATCAATACATACAATAAAGACTATGAATATAACTCCTTCAAAGGCTATCAAACTGGAATGTAAGTGGTGCATGGGAAGCGCAAAAAGTTTTACATGCGATAGCCAGATTTGCGAATTGAACAACAGGACACTATCACACTTAAAACGTATTAAACTACACTGTCTTGATTGCGTGGAAATAAGACGAGAGATTAAGGATTGCACAGTTAAATTACTTTCTGAAGACAGGCTTTGTTATTTGCATCCATACAGACTCGGACACAATCCGAAAAGAATCAGAGCTAAGTGGCTTCAATGAGAAATATTAACTTACAATTTAAAGATAGTTGTGCGGGGTGCAGTCACATGCATGGCGCTAATCATGATGTGTCTTGTGATGCAGGGCAACTTATTGACGATAAGGGCATCCCAAGAATTTACCACTTAGACAAGGCTTATAGTAATCCTTACCAATGGCCGTCAAAGGGCATTCCTTATAAAAGCTGGACAATTGCAAAAGACTGTAAATTTTCCGTTGATTCATAATTAAGATAAATAGATATATGCCTAAAATAACAAACCTTGCTAGCCAGGCAGGACAATTAGACGTTATACAAAGAATTGCGGCAGGACAGTCGCAGACTTCTATTGCAGAAGAATACGATGTCGACCAATCTACTATTTGTAAATTCGTAGCAAGAGACGAAATTAGGAAAAAAGTTGAGGTGGAAAGAGATAGATTGGTGGCCACCCTGCCTGATGCTGTGGAAAACATCAGAAAAATAATAATGAATATGTTGGATTCGACAGATATTCGGGGAAAAGAGTTAGCCTATAAAGCTAGCAAGGATTTGCTTAAAGGATTAGGTCTTTATTTAAATCCGGCAATGATGGTTAACGTATATAACGATAATCGGAAAAAGATGACCGTAATACATCCAGACGTTCTTCAAATATTGCAAAATCATTCAATCACTGGAGAAAAATTAATTGACTGAACTTGAAATACTTTGGATAGATTTATTATTTAAAGAAAACAAGTTGAAAAATATTGCGAAATTATGCGATAAAATTAATATCATATATGCTGACACTTATAATGAGCATCAATTGGCTTTTGATAAGTATAATCAAAAACGTTTGCGATCTGAAAACAACTTACCCTCTGAAAACAACTTACCCTTGTTTATTAAAAAAGAAAACATAAAATGTCCATGCTGTTTGACAGAATGGAATGCCGTATATCCTGATATTTGCAATCAATTACAATGTCCACATTGTAAGTATTGGATAAAATTGTTCGATGATATTTTATATAAGGATTAATTTATGAGAAAAAAATCGATACTGTCTTGTTTTCTGCGTATATTGGCTTTCCCATGTTTCGCCTACCCCCTCCTCCTGGTTGGAGTCGCTATGTTTTGCTTTATAACTATGGCTCCAATACGAAATGGTACGTCATATAGTCTCGTTACTACGCCATTTAATGCCATCAGTATTAATGGCGCTGCCGTTGGAACCAGCACGGCAATAGAGATTGGCGATAGTGAATATTTTGGCGTTCAATATTTTGCCACAGGAACTGCTCCTGACCTTACGCTTACCTATGATTTGAGCGGAGATGGCACGAACTGGCAAAATTCAATTGGCACAATAACTACTACATATACGAGCGGGAATGTTGTTGCCTCTGTCAATCCGCCTGTAGCTCCTATTATTCGATTTAGATATACGGGCAATGCCGGCAATGGAACTAATACGGCGCTTACTCTTAAATTTATGAGGCAATAATGAAAAATATAAATAAATTATCATTAATAATTATTTGCTTTTCCTTTATTGTTGCAACCAAAGCCTTTTCGTGGGACGTTAATAAATATCTACCACTCGGTGGCACGTCTTCACAATTTTTAAGAGGCGATAATACTTGGCAAAATACGTCTAACTTCGCGGCTTCCGGTGCAAATACGGATATAACTTCCTTAACGCCAGGAACGGATTTTACTTTAAATCAAAATTCTGTTGTGCCATTTAAAAGCATTAGTTCGGGAGCGATTGCTAATACGCTAGTTCTTGATTCCGGGAGAGTATCGATAGGGACCGCCACCTCGAGCGCCCCCCTACATGTTTATGCAAGTAATTCCGGAGTGACAGACCATACCTCCGCAATTCTGATACTAGAAAAAGGGTCTAGTTCAGTTTTACAATTCCAAAGTGCAAACACTCAAACAGCGACGGGTATCGTTTGGGGTGATCCGGAAGACAACGACGTTGCAAGAATGACCTACGATCACACGGTAAACAGATTCAATTGGTGGACTAGCGGAACTCAAAATATGGTATTAGTAGGCAGTAGTGGTCAATTGGGAGTTGGCACAACTACCCCTTCTGCAATCGTTCATATAAAAGCAGGCACATCGGCGGCTTCTACCGCTCCTCTTAAATTTACCAGCGGAACAGTTAATACTACACCAGAAGTAGGCGCAGTCGAATATGATGGAACTAACTTATTATTCACTAGAAGCGCAACAAGAGAAAGCGTAATAACTGCAAACGCAGTAAATGTAGTAAGTCCCTCCGCTCCGAATAGAACTATTACGGTAATAATTGACGGAACAACATATTATCTACATGCTAAAACAACTAACGACTAAGAAAAAATGAAACACCCGTTTCAGTCGATATTTAAAGATGGGCAAGGTAAGGTTGTAGTCGGGGGGAACGTTACTGTTTATAAAGCAGGGACAACGACTCTTGCCAATATATATTCAAGTGAATCCGCCGTTAGTCCGATAACTGGAAGCGTTGCAATTTCCGGCAACATAGGGCAATATAACTTCTGGGTAGACGATAGCGAATATTTCGCAAATCAAAAGTTTGATCTTCAATTAAGTAAAACAGGTTTTACTACGCAGCTTTATACAAATATTCCAATTATACGGGGGCTGGAATATGATTATTATGCAGATTTTAATGAGGCAGATCAGGGAATAACGGGAAATGGCAATACTATTAAAGCAATAATCGATACTATAGGTTTGGCAGATAAATCTGTTGCTTTAAAAGGTGGTGTTTTTACGATTGCAACAAATTTAGAAGTTCCATCAAATATTACCACGAAAATCTTGCCGAATTCATTTATTGCTACAAATCCAAACAAATCATTTACTATTAATAATTTTGAAGATATTAGCTTATATCGGGCATTTACAAATAGCGGAACAATAAAATTGCCAAAGCGCCATTCTCATAGCAAATGGTTTGCCAAAGGAGATGGCGCAACAGACGATACTCTAGCGTTATTGCGGTGGATCGCCAGCGCCGATCATCTTATTTTGGACGATGGCACATATATTGTCAATAGACAAGGCTCAGAAGGCGTTGTATTAGGATTGCGCTCTAATATAATTGTCGAAGGGGACAGAAATGCAATTCTTAAATTTGGGGCCGGCGTTAACGACACCAATTTTTGGCGCGTCATCGGCATTAGCAAATCAAGCGGTGCAGCAGCAAATTACGAAAATATAACGTTAAGGGCATTTACTGTCGATGGCAATACAAACAAGACTGATTATGATGCACTCTATGAGCAAAATCATGGCATATTTTTCTACAATAATACAGGTTATATTTCCAATATTATAGTGGACGAGATGAACGTTGGAAACTGTTCCGGCGACGGTATGGCAATTTCAACAGGGACAAAGGATGTATATATTACCAATTGCAGAGCGACGGATTGGCTTCGTCAAGGTATTAATTGTGCAGGTAGCGGGAATATTGTAATCGAAAAAAATTATTCAAACAAAATGGCGAGTTCTACATATTCAGGGTCAGGCATTCACGCAGAGCCATCTTTGTCAATTACAGGAATGTATGTTGCCCATAACGAAACCTATGCATTATTAGTGAGCGGGCATAACGATGCAGATCCTTTGATTGGCGCAAGGATACATCATAATCGTGTTTTCGGAAGCAATATCGGTGGGGCTTTTCATAAAAACATAGAGATAACAAATAATTCTTGTCCCTATATTTTAATCACCAGAACCGTCGGAGGAAAAATTCTTCACAATAAAGTTGAAACTGACATAGACATAGAAGGTATTTATGTTGCTGCTGTATCCGGGGTCGGATCTGATATTGTAATTATGGATAATGATGTCTCTACCTCCTATGTCACGCCCACAAAAGCGGCCATTTATTTAAATCAAAATAACGGACAATCAATTTTATACAATAAGACCGATAATAGGTTTAAATATGGAATCAGAACACAAGGAGGGAGTAATAATAAAATTATAGGGAATAACGCAAGCGGGACTACCAATGGATTATTGCTGTCATCTCAAGCAGCAACGCCAACTTCTGGAATTTCAATTGTTGCGAATAATATTCTAGATGGTACCGTAGCTGATATGGATATTGGCGATAGTACCTGGATCGGATTACATTTAAGCAAAAACAAATTGGTTAATAATACGGTAACGTTTAGCGGAACTCCTACTTTTATTTTCGATGATTACGAACGAATCTCAGCAGATATTGGGAATGCCGCTGCAACCTTATACCCCGTCACCTCACCACAAACCAATATTTGGAACACCCCAATATCAGCAGACCGTGCCGTGACGCTATCTACTACGGGCGCACAAAACGGAATGAAATTCAAAATTGTTAGAACTGCTGCCGCAACGGGCGGATTTAATCTTAACGTTGGGACTGGCCCTCTTAAAGCATTAGCGGCAGGACAATGGTGCGAGGTTGAACATAATGGTACGGCATGGTTTTTAATAGCTTTCGGATCGCTATAAAAAGGAGAATAAAGTATGTCATGCGAAGAATTTAAAATTATAGAATCAGACGTTACGGCAAATTTTACTGATGCACTAGTTCAGGACGCAAAAGAAGACGAAGATGTTTCTATGCCTGCTGATTGGACAACTTGTACTATCAATAAATGTGCTATCTCGGGAGTATCGATCCAGTCTAAACAAAATCTGGAATTCGATTTAATTTTATGGTCTAAGTCGGCCAAAGATAATACATCGTTGAATCTTGACAATTTTGTTATAAGTTTGAATTTTCCAGTTTCCAGTGGTAAACAAATTGCCGCAGCCAATCAATATTATTATGAGCAAGACAATTTGATTCCTATTAAATATAATGACGATAGCAATCAAAGCAAGATACATTGCAGTATTGTAAATCGTAGCATTACCGCTAAAGACGCAGGCGTTGCGGGACAGATAAAAGTGAGATTCGTAGCATCGCCTAGACTATAAAAATATGTTACGACTAGAGAATATCCCCGAATGGGGAATGAAGCAACTGAACGATTCTAAGAATTTCTTATCGTATCAATGCACGGAACAAGCACTGCAATTTCTAAACGAGCCTGCGCGGACGCTAGCCATATTCTATGGTAATCAGGCGGGCAAGAATGCGCTTGTATCTTATAATTATGTAGCACGCATTCTCGGCAAGCATCCAGTAGCCAAGAAAAATGTTTTATATTTTGAATGCGATAACAAGACCAGTCCAACGAAAATGCCGAATATTTTTGAAGGTCATACTTTTGCGCCTTATAAAGTAGATAATGGCAATATGACGAAATGTCCGATTTGTACTGCTAAATTAATGCCACATATACGTAAATCGAGAATATTCAGATTTGCGTCTGAAAGATTGCCGACACAATCGGAAGACACGAACGAAGACGGTGGTTCGTCTGCGGAAGTGTCAAATACCCAATATCCTGAATTCAAAAAATGGCTGCCGCCTTATTTGATTAAAAACGACATTGTAGCACGGAATCTATCTGTGATTGTATATGACCCATTTGGTGGCGATGATATTATTGTAGAGTTTGTTTCGTATGGGCAGACGGCTCGAAGCCAAAAAGGCGTACAGCGTTTGAGCGTATGGATGGACGAAGAACCTCCGGAGAATTTTTTTGGCGAGCAATATCCAAGAATTATTATGGAAGATGGAGATATTATTATAACTTATGCACCCGTAGAGGATATTACATATTTATACGATATGATTTACGAACGAGCAAAAATTTATTACAGAACGAAAACGGTTTGCGAAGAATATTATAAAAAAGTAGAAAAGAAGTTTGTTCCACAAATACAACTAACTGGATTAAATGATAAAAAAGACATTGCCGTATTCCAGGCGGCGACTTCCGATAATCCTATGTATAAAAATAGAGACGTACGCGATATTTTGGGCATATATGACGATATTGACGTGTTTTACATGCGATTCTTTGGCATATTCAAAGCAATTTCGGGCAGGATATTTAAATGTTTCGACCCTAGTATTCACGTAATCGACGAAGCTAGATTTTTTAAGGACGCAGCTTAAATGATACCCCACGACTGGACGCATTTCAGGGCCATTGATTATCATGAATTATCGCCATGGGCCATAATATTTGTTTCATTATCGGGCTACGATGAAGCCTTTGTCTGGGGCGAATTAAACCCTTCGCCTGAAAAAAACACTACGAAAATGATTGCTGAGATGATTGCCGACAAGAGCGGCGATTATAAATTTCAAATGAATTTAGTCGATCCATTGGCTATGGTAAGACAATCAAATACGGGGTCTACGGTTGTAGAAGACCTGAATCATATTTTTAATACTTATCGGAAAGAGGGTAGATGCTCCGGTGGAACGTGGGAATCGTGGGATACCAAAGCGACAGTTGGGCGGGATAGAGTCAGGGAAAGATTGATGAATGCATCGATGTGTAAGAAGCCTTTTAATAATGAAATTTTAAAAGATGGCATACCCGTCAGGGTCCCTACGTTATGGATATTTAATTCTTGCGTTAATACTTATAAATCATTGCAGCTTTGGCGATTGGAAAAAGATAGGCCAGCGCAAATGTGGAGTCATTTTTGTATGACATTGGAAGCATTAATGAAAGACGTTAGATTCAGGCCCAGGAGAATCGAATATGCGGAACAACGGAAAAGTCCGCATTCATCGTATTTTAGGACAAATAGATGATTAACCAACCGGTAATAGAAGAAAAGAAGGCGGACGAGGGAAACAGGAGAATAGAAAACGCTTTAGCAACTCTTGTTTATAGTGAATACCAAATTTCTAAAACAAATAAACAGGGGGCGGATGCTGATCAGGAGGCTTATTTGGATTTATTCGATTGTATACGTTCGGAGAAGGATTATGACTGGAATTCAGACGTTTTTATTCCTGATTTTTTAACACATATGCTTGTCCAATCGAGCTTGTTTGTAGGACAATATTTTAAATCTCGTGAGTTTGTAGAGGTATACGTTGCCAGCGAAAAAGACAAGGATATCGCTGCGGCGGAAGCCGATAAAGAGTTGGTTAATAGAACGTTGAACCAAAAACATCTTTATTATTATAGTAAATGTTTAAGGGCCGTTAATATGAAAAATATTTGCGGACATATTTATTTCCGCTGCTGGTGGGAGAAAAAAAGCAAGAAGATAATTACCGGACAAGAATTAGTGCAAGTTGAAAACGAACCAGAAAGATATATTCCTATTTATGGACAAAAATTAGTATACGATAGATTTAATTTTGGCCTCCTAGACCCTCGTGACGTTTTTACTTCAAACGAATATACTTATAGCTTGCAGGAAAAAAAATGGATAATTATTAGATTTGATTCAACTATTGAGGAACTTGAAGATAATAAGGAATTAATGGGCTATACTAATCTTGATACGTTGAAATTGGCGCATTTGGGAAGTTTCCAAACTGAAACCAAAGGTTCGGAGTCGAGCAGCTATTATACTAAAGAGAAGAAACCGGAATCCCCTTCTACTCCTATAAAAAATTGGATGATTCTCGAGCGACATGGTAAGTATTGGGCTGACGTTATAACTCGTAATCAATTAGGCGAACCATTGGAAATCAGACCAGGCATTGACGAACAGGGCAAGCCGCTTGATATTGCCGAATTGTTCGATGTGGTAATTACTTATGCAGTACATGGTGATAAAAAATATTTAATCCGATTTCAATTGGCGCCTTATATGGATGCCGAGGGTAATAGATACAAACCAATTATCAGAGGTTTATGTTATATTCATCCTACAATGGATACGGGTTTTGGCGACGGCAAGGGCATGAGAGAATTACAAATAGCCATTAATGATAATATAAATATGAGCAATGATCGCGTGAAATTTGCAATGTCGCCGGTACTAAAAGGCAGAAGAAACGCAATAGAAGATAATGAATCTATTTATTTTGCGCCAGAACACATTATAATGCTTGACGATCCGGAGAGAGATTTAAAAGAGATACAAATATCGTCCGATATTAGTGGGGCATTAGCCCAGACTCAATATTTTACCAATAAAGAGGAGGCTGTTAGCGCAACGTTCCCAACTACAACGGGTGCATTGCCTTTGTTTGCTAGCACAACGGCAACCGCGGTTGCCGGGGCAGAATCCAGAGGTGATACGAGAAATAATTATCGCTATTTAACTCAGGAAAATACGTTATTTTCGGAGTTATATTGGATGATAACGCAAATGACATATCAATTTGCTAATCAAGAAACGGCAGAGAAATTAATGGGTGATAAGGCTTACGATTTCAATCCAACGTTGGATTATACCTACAAACCCGTTAGCGAATCAATAGAAACGGAAGTAAGTAGACGTGCAAAAATTCAAAACTGGCAACAAGTATTGCAAATTGTTTCAAATTTGCAACATCCCGATGCCGTGAAAATGGTTAATTTCGTATTTGCAAAAATAGCGGCATTGATGGGCGATGAATATGTTAATTTTGCCGATAAATTATTGAATCCCAAAGAACCTATCGGAAAATCACAAGGGCAGGAAATGCCCGTCATGACGGGAATGCCTATGTCTAATCAAAATAACGTGCCTCAGTCTGCATTGGAAACGCAGGCTCGGTCTGCGATGGAAGGTATGAATAATGCTCGATGAACTAAATTTAGAGAAACTTAAAATCGACGAGTTCCAGACATATATAAAAAAAAAGCCTCAGAGTAGTTACGAGGCAATTACGAGAACATTATCTAAATGTCAAAATTATATTGATTTGTTCGATTCTCAAATTGGACAAATATTGTTAAGTGATTTAATGCCGATGATACAAGAAAGAATTGGTGCGGTTATAGACGGCAAAATAACCGACGAGGCCAGAATAGAGTTAAAGGTTATGCTGAATCTTATGAATCGATGGAATAAAATGGTTAGCGACTATAACAAAAATTGTGAGATAGTAAGAAAAACAATCATTGCCTAAATTTATATAAGGAGTATGTTTTTATGTCAAAGGCAGAAAAAGAACCAGACGCAATGTTAGTAACAACGACAGAAGCAGCGTTGGAGCCAGCGCTAGAGCCAGTGCTAGAGGAGAAAGAAAATATTAATGAAGAAATAGAAAATCTCAAATCGGAAAGGAAAAGATTGCTTGAGGAGCGGTCGGATATGGGCCGCAAAATCAAGCAAATGCAAGACGATTTTGGATTTTTGAGGGAGGAAGTTTTTAGATTAAAAACGCCAGTCGCAAAAGAAGTTATTGATCCTGAATTAGAATCGGAACTTTTAGATTTTAACGATCCTAAACAAATTGCTAATATTGCCCGAAAAGCGGCAAATATGGAAATCGAAAAAAGGGAAAAAGAAAGAGTGGATAAGGAATCTGAAAAAATATCGGCTCAAAAAAATTATGAAGATAAATTATATGACGAACTCCAAAAAACATATTTAAAAGGCGACAAGGAAATCGAAGACGAATTGTTGTCAATGAAATTTACACAATCGGGCGATCCAATAGCAGATGCAGAAAGATTTTATAATAAAGCAGAAACGGCAGTATTGAAAAGAAGAATAGCCACGTTGACTTCTAAAAAAGAAAGTCCGTTTAAAGGTACAAATACGAACATGGCTACAGGCGTAGGTGGTTCTTCAAATGTATCGACAAGAGAGGTAAGATTGCCAGTTATATCAGATGAAGTTCAAAGGTTGTTAGTAAGATTAGGTAAAAATATAGAAAAGCCGGAAGATCGGCAATGGGCGGTTGATGCTTTAGCTAAAATCAAATAAATGAGAAATGAGACAAGACTGCGATGGCAACGAAAAAGTAAAGTCCGCAAAGAAAGCCGGCGAATTAAACTCCCCGGCGACGAGCCGGAAGGCGGCGCACTTTACCGATGTTGGAATTGTGGTCAAATATGCGATGAGAGTAAAGATGCGCTTGGCGGCAAGTCGAGCGGAAGCGGGGCTGTATATTTGGACTATATCGAAGAAGCTCAAGGAGCAGAATCAGGCATACCGGAATCCGCTATGTCGGTGATGAGCGGTATACTCCACGTAATGGTCGCCCTCCCCTCTGATTTGAGCGGGAATCCAGGCCTTGACCCTCACATCCATGTTATAACCGGCACGGGATGCCCTCTGTGCCATTCGTTAAATTGGAGAGGAGATTATTAGGAGATAAAATTATGGAAGTTGTCAATAGAAATAGCACTGGGCAGGGATTGTGGGTGCCGGTAGATTCCACGTCTAGCCCAACGCTATATGTTGGTTCTTTAGTTAAATCTGCCGGCGATGGCGTAGGTCTCGTAGCAATTGCGTCGGGCGCAAGAGATACGTCTCAAAAGCAGGTATTATGCGGAGTCGTAACTGCTACTAACGATAATGCATATACAAAGACGACTGACGAGACGACATTGCAGGATAAAATAACAGGCATGACTTCGCAGGCTGCACAAACAGCCAGGAATTTTTGGGGTGCGAATCAAGGCCCAATACCGGCAAATGACCCGCAGCCATTTGTATATATCGAGCAAATTGACGCAGCTACCATTTTGAGAGCGCCTTTGTATAATGCTACGTGGGGCGTTGCTCCAACATTGTTAACGGTTACGACAGGCTCAAGCACAGGATTAGGCTTTACTTCTAATGCTTGTGATTTTACGCCTGTTGCAGATTTATGCACGTCCTTTGGAAGGTCTGGTGCAAACGTGAGCATAGCAAGAATCTCGGATGATACCAGCACGACAGTCGAAACAAACGATGTTTCTTTTCCGCAAGACATTGCGGTGGGAGATAAGTTTGTAAGAGTGCCGCTTAGGCCTTGTTTTGAAAGTTTTGTGCAAATTGATGCCAAGTCAATGTTTTTCGATATTTCCCAAACTCCAGCTACCAATTACTTCAGCATAATTGTTTTAAGACTGGACTTATCCGTTGCTGGCAAGGAATATGTTGAATTCAAATTTTCGCCTGAACACTTCATGGCCAGGGCATAAAAGAAAGGAGGAATAAATATGGGTATGTCAACTCAACAGTCGCAACAATTTGCAGCCATTTTGGAAAAAAAACTATATGACGTGACAAAAGAACGGCAAGCGCTTGGAGAGCTTCCCGATCCTGTATTGGATTTATATACGGATATAACTGATAGTAAAAATCCATACGAGGAATTCATGGAATTATCTACGTTAGGAGATATTCAGGAATTCAATGGCAAATTTACGACACAAAGTCTTTATGAGGGATTTACGACCAAGATAGAATTGAAAAGATATGGTCTTATGGTGGCTACCGACCGGGACTTGGTCGATGACGAGAAGTTTGGAATGCTAGAGGAAGTGGCGGCCGGTATGGTTGATGGCTGTAATAGATTGAGACGGAAAAATGCCGTGCAGACTTTTGCACGTGCAAATACCGTTGCATTCGATACCATGAAATCAGGAGAGGGCGTAAGTCTTGCTTCTACTGGGCATAAGACGAAAGTTCCTGGTATTAGCACGGCAACGGGCTTTTCTAATTCCGGAACGGATGCTCTTACGAAATTATCTCTGGCTGCTGCTAGAATTAATATGCGTAAATTCAGGAATAGTCAGGGAATAAGATTTAATACGACTGGCGATAACTATGCAATTATACATCCAGACGAATTAGATTTTAAAGTACAAGAGATTTTAGGTACGCCTTTTGGCTTGGATACTGCTGAACATAACAAAAACGTCCAGGCTGGTAAGTACAAATCTATCAATTCCTTGTTGCTTAGCGATTATTCATCAACGTCATGGGGATTAATTGATATGGATATGGTTAAAAAATCTCTGAAATGGATACAGAGAGCAAAAGCCGATTATAAAGTCACTATCGACTTTATGACTTTAGCCACGATGCAAAGCATCTACGAAAGACACGGCTACGGTTTCGTGGGGTGGAGATGGCTGTATTGGAATACAGTCGTCTAAGTTTACAATTATCGTCCGGCAATCTGACGAGGGTTGCCGGATGAATTTAGGGTAATGGCTGGTTGGATTCCGGCTGGTATTGCATGAGACAGGGCGATATTCCTGAATAAAGGAGCATATATGAGTATGACGCCTTTCCCGCATGGGATAAGTTCAAGAGGAGTTCCAATTATGGGTTCGGTTAACGAATCAGTAATAGTTGGAAATGTATTTTTTGTTTGTTCCGCAGCCTCAGCAGATTCAGGTGAATCCTGGCTAGCGGGAACAGACTCTACAAGCAATGGGGATAAATTAAATCCATTCGCTACTATCGACTATGCTATTGGTAGATGTAAAGCGAACAATGGTGACGTTGTTTTTGCATTGCCTGGACATATCGAAAACGTTGCTTCTGCGGGAGCATTGACGTTTGACATTGCAGGTATTACTGTGGTTTTTCTTGGTAACGGTAATAAAAAGGCGACTATCAATTTCAAAACGTCTGTTAATGCAGATATGAATATTGAGGCCGCCAACGTTACTCTCGTTACTCCACGTTTTGCCGCAGGTATCGATGCTCTAACGGGGCCTATTGACGTAAATGCCGCAGATTTTAAAATGTTTGAGAGTGAATGGTATGATAGCACTGGCATAGATACTACAGACTGTATCGTTGCTGATGCAAATGCAACGCGGATAACAATCGATGGCTGGAAATATTTCGTTGGCGATGGGTTAGGAACGCAAAAGCAATCGAATATCCAAGTTGCGGCTGCAACAAAACCTGTATTGAGAAACATAGATATTGTTGGTGATTTCGCAACTGGTAATATAGAAAACGGAACGGCATGGATTAACGCATTTCTTGAAAACATTATAATTAATAATACGAATGCAAGTCCTACCGTTGGTATTCTGTTGCAGGCAACGTCAACGGGTACGGCTGCGAACGTAAAGGTCAGGGTGGCAAGTGGAACTACGTACGTGACAGCCAATAACGATATGCAATGGTTTGAATCCTTCGGTACGGGTACGGATGCTACGGCGGGCGAAAAGATAGGCACTATCTTGTCTGGCGATATTGAAGGTAAACTTGATATTGTTGATGGTTATTTTGATGCTCCAACAGCCGATGCTACCACAGATACTACAATAAGAGATGCAATCGGCAGGAAAACCGATGCTGCCGTTACGGTAGTCGCTGCCACTAAAACATTAATGGCTTATCTGAAGGGAGCCATTAACTGGTTAACTGTTGGAACCGCAGATGCGACAAGTAATGCAAGCGCAGCAGACGTGGTTGGCAATAAAACTGATGCAAGTGTCTATGTCCCTGGGACTACAAAATCACTTTCTGCTTATGCAAAAGGCATAGCTAATTTGCAGGAAAGAGTAGCTGTTTCGACTACGGCTGCCCTGGCAAACGGAACTACTATCTTTACGATTACAGGCGGGCCGATTAGAATTGAAGCCCTCTTTGGTCTTTGTATGACTACGGGTGATGGCGGCGCAGCAACGCTTCAATATAGCGCCGACCCAACAGAGGGGGCGGCAGGCACAATTTCGGGTGCTACAGGATCGCTTGCTACGGCAGTAGCAGGTTCTACTGTTACGTTGGCGGGAACAGCAATGGCAACGGCAGCTTTATTTAGCGTAACTGGCCCAAACTTGATTGCTAATCCAGGCACAATAATTGTTCCTGCAGGAATTATTACAACAGTAGTTGGTGGGGCGGCTTCAACGGCTACTTGGGCATTCTATCTTAGATATAAACCTTTAGCAGTTGGCGTAACCGTATCTTAATCTTAGTTTATTATTTATGGAGAGAGGCAATTTTGCCTCTCTCCATCACAAATTATTAGGAGAGAAAAAAATTATGGCTAAAAATTACTTCTTTTTTGGTGCATTAGATAGAAAGAATAACGAACTGGATGGTGAGATTTTATCTGAATATCCAGTATATATGCTGCCAAATCATGTATTGGAACTAGAAAATCAGATTGTTGCATTAAAAGGAATGATGGCCAGGAATGAAATTCCACCGAATGATATTATGTATAAGAAGCAAGAATTAGTAAATATGGAAATGAAGTTGGATGGTATTAATAAAAGCAAGCATGACTTTACAGCCGAAGAAAAAAAAGAGATAGCAGATGAATACGAGAATCTCAGGGACCAGATAGGGGGTAGCTTATTTACCAAATCTCAAATGGAAATGGGGACGGCGGACCCGCATGTGGAAGCGGAAAGGAACGTTAGTCCTTGTATTAAAATAAAAAATCCTTATATTTCAAAAACGCTTAATCTTAAAGCTACAGGGAATTTTGGCGGCTCTAAAATTTCGAGACATGAGGCTATTCGAGCATGTAGAATTATGGGATACCATTTAGGTGAAGATTTTAATGTTGAAGAAATAAGGAAGGATAGAGTAACGGCGCGTGGCTCGAAATATGTCACTGTTACCTCTGAAGGACATGCTGCCGCCTCGACTAAAGCTTAAATTCAGGAGATTGTAAATTGGATGGGAAAGAATTGCTATATGGTCTTAGACAGCTCTTAAATGAATCTTCAACCTCTACCTTCCTAGATATCAAGAGTAGTTATTATTGGATTAACGAGGCAGCAAAGGAAATTGTTAATCGCACTCATTGTTTAAGTGCTACACAAACAATTACTACTATAGCACAACAAACCGCATATCCGCTAAATGCAAATTTTCTTAAATTGTATTTAATGGATACGAATGATGAATTTTTCATCAAATATAATGATGGAGTCTCCGATTCATTCATTAAATGGGACAAATATCAAAACATTGTCTATCAAAATCAAACTGATTCAACTCCCATACCCTATAGGTTTAGTATTATAGATGCAATATTATCGGATAAGATAACAGGCGTAACTTCGGCTACTGGAACGTTAAGCGGTGGTGAGTGTATTTTAACGGCAAGCGCATCGGATTTCTCAAATGTAAATGCCGGCGATATTGTACATAATACGACCGATAGTTCTGATGGCATTGTGCTAGAAAAGACATCGAGTACTATTTTAAAAACTGCTTTATTTAATGGTACTAATCAATGGGGGCTGGCTGATAGCTTTGTAATCGTTCCGCAAGGGCGGCTACAATTAATTCTAGACCCTCCGCCTTCTACGAGTGGGCATACCATAACCGTTTACTATCAACAACGTCCGGATCCCGTTTATTCGGATTACAGAACGTTCAGGTTCCTCTCCCAATACAACGCTCCGCTTATTAAATATGCAATGTTTCTCTATAAATACAAAGATAGGTCCCCGAATTTTGGGGATAATTTATATATTTTAGCAAATAATGAAATAAAGAGAGCGGCTACTAATATTAATTTAAATTTAAATCGGCAGGGATTTAGAGTAAATTTCAAAAAACGCAGGCGGTAATATATGCAAGACGAAAAATTAATCTCTGTCCAAATAGGATTAAGCGGGAAATTAATTACTGCTTACGATTCCACTAAATTAATAGAGCCAGGAGAGCGTTCTTTTGTTATAGACAATTTCAAAATTTTAAAAAATATGAGATATACCGATAACGGCATTATTGGTATACCCGGTATGTCTAAAATTAACACCTCTCCCTTGTCAAAGCCTAAAATAAGAAGACTACACCAGTTAAGAAAAGACCAACCCGTTTCGGAAAGTTATATTTTAGCGCAGGCATTCGATTCTGCCGAGACTGCGTCGGCAGTTTATAAAAATAGTACAAGTATTCCGAATCAAGGCGATTTCGATGCCTCCCCGTTATATACAGATGATTCAGGTGCAACAGTAGGTTCATTCAGCGATGCCCCGCAAGGGCATATAGTTTATTGCAATGGCGTAAAAACTCTTTTATGGGGTGGTAATGAAAACAAGGTGTCGAGTTTTATTATTTACGATCCTAATGGCGATTTCAAAAAAGATTATACGGAACAGGTTCAAAATAGTTTAACCGATGCCGAAAACATAGCAACAATTACAACCGCTAGCACGATGGACGCCAATGTTATGTTATTGTTGCATTGTGAAGGTGCGACATTTACTGATTCTTCGCCAACAACACCACATACAATTACGGCAGTAGGAAATGCGCAGATAAGCACTACATATAAACATTTCGAGCCTTCATCTGGATATTTAGATGGCACAGGCGATTGGCTAACTATTCCTGATGATGCTGATTTCAATTTCAGTGGGGGAAATATTTGCCTTGATGGCTGGTTTAGAATATCTGATTTATCTGCTATACGAAGTCTGATGGGACAAAAAACAGATGCAGAAAGATATTGGCGTTGGTATGTTAATACCGATGGGTCTGTTGCATTTAAAATATTTACAAGTCCAAGTACGGTTTGGGCTAATGGTGTAGCTAAAAATCTAAACGATGCTGTTATTCCTACTGTAGCAAGTGGCTATTTCCACGAATGCACAATTGCTGGTACTACTGGTGGGGTAGAGCCAGTATGGGTAAATACTGTTGGAGCTACAATTGTTGATAACACAGTTACTTGGACTTGCAGAAAAGTAGTTGATAAAACTTATACTACTGATGCAGACGTTGTTAGAGTAAACAAGTGGATTCACCTGGAATTCGATGAAAAAGATAATAAAAAATATATATTTGCAGATGGATATTTACTAAATGCTTTTTCCGACACAAACAGAATTGCCGATATGCTTGCAGGTGTTTTGTATATTGGTGCAAACGAAGCCGGAGCAAATCCATATTTTGGGTATTTTGTCGAAATAAGAATTTCCAACGTAGTCCGGCATACTAGCGCTTTTGAGCCAGCAACTGATAGTTATGGCACGTCACAGAGAGCGACAATGCGAATCGGGAACGTAATGCCTGTGCAGGCAATTAAATTTTACATAGTTACCGCTAATACCAGCACAAGCACTATACAAGTGTATTACTGGGATGGCGAGGATTGGATAATATGCTCGAACATCGCCGATGGCACGTCCGTAGGCGGTATTTCGTTAGCGCAAACGGGTATTGTCAGTTTTAATTCTACGGCAAATATCGCGAAACCTTCGATTATGGACGGGATATTTGGTTATTGGTATAAAGCTGTAGTTACCGATGCGATTAATACTTGTACAATAAGCCAAGTAACCGTTGATGAACCATTCCAGAGAATACGAGACATTTGGGACGGCGAACCCCGGACGGCAATATCCGTCCAAAAATATATTCCTGCCACAGAAAAATATGAAGACAATACTATCAATGTATTTGAAGATAGATATACCTGGGACGAAACCGTTAAAGGCGATGAATCGACATATATGAAACTTGGAAATTCTTCCGTTGGGACGTTTATTGCTGCGGGTTTTAACGAAAGAACGACTGGTATCCAATTGAAATTTATACCGGGGAAAGAAAATGTAAATATTGCGCAAGCGTCTGTTTATTATTGGAATGGTTCGACATGGAAGAAAATAAAGAATATTATTGATGGCACTTATACAACTGCTGATGCCACAATGGGGCAGAGCGGGTTTATTACATGGGATCCGATAGAAGAAAACATTGAATTCAGAACCAACGTTGGTAAAGAGGATAAATTATATTATTATAGAATACGCTGGAATGCCGTAACAAGTGGCGCAGATGATTACGGTATATTGTGTTATTATATCAGCGGTATCCCCGTTCAAAAGAAAATAAATCCGTATAAATTCGGACTGCTTGCGCAAAACAGATTATGGCTTTTCAATAATATTTACGAAAACAAAAGCGAGTGCATCACGACAAGATTAAATACCTATAATGTCTTTAATGGCAAAGACGCAGGCGATCCCCTGAATTTCCAAAACAATACGGAACTGGTAGCCGCTAAGGAATTATTCGTAAGATATACGTCAGGAGTGGCAAGCTCGATTGTTGTGTGTAAAAAGACTGAAACGTTTGTTATTGAAGGCGATAATCCTGAAAACAGAAAAATAATAAAATTGTCTTCGGCAATCGGCTGCAATGCGCCGGAGACAATGAAAGCAAGCCCTGTTGGATTGGAATATTCACCATTACAGGCACATCAGATTTTAATATGGCAGGGCGTGTCAGGTATTTATTATTATAATGGCAATTCCATTATGATAATATCTGATAATATCTCTAATTATTTCGATCCACTAAAAGCCGAATGTATCAATAAGGCGATGGCACATAAATCTGTTATATCTTGGGACGACATCGGGTTGAGAGCGCATTGGTATTTTGCTTCAGGGAGTTCGACAACGCTTAATAAGGAAGTAGTCTGGGATTTAAGACGGCAGAAATGGTACGAAACAGACAGAAGTGCCGGAAAGTATTTGCAATGTGAAATTGGCATACATGATAGCAATGGTTACCATTATAATTATGGTAGCATAGATACTGGATATTTAGAAAGGCTGGAAAATGGTCAAACGTTTGATGGAAGCGATATTGTTTCCGAATTCCAAACACCTGATTTAGCCATATATCAAGGTAGTATTATGTATCAAACTCAAATACGGACAATATCGCTTCCGCAGGTATCAAAAATACTTACTGCTAATTCCGTTGTTTGTACTCATTATGGCGATGCAAAAAGCAGCGGAACGACATTTAATTTATCACCGAAACGATTGAATTATAGAATTGCAATACCTGCTGAAGACGTTAACTTAGGTAATTATATATTTCATAGTCTTAATTTTAAATTAACTACAAACAATGAAATAATTCCATTTGAACCCTTATATGCCGGTGTTAATTTTAAAATAATACGCCAAAGAAAGAAAGAGGAGACTTAATATGTTGCCATTACTAGAAGAATCACAATCAAGACTTAGCACGATAGGTTTAGACCGGAGCAAATTTTTAACCAAAACCAGTACCGGGCAGCAAGAAGCGGCAGGAATAGCGCAAGGAATTCTTGAAACAGAGATGGCAAGCCAACAACAATCGCAAGTATTGCTAGAAAGGAAGAGAGAGGCGGAGAGCGACCGCATATACAAAGAACAGCAATTGCAATTACAGAAAAAACAATTAGAACAGCAAAAAGAACAGGCAAAAGACTCAATGTTCTTCGGGTTAGGCTCGTTGTCCTTAATAGCTTTTATCTCTAGCATGATTAATATAACGTATTATTTGTTATTGGGAGCATAATTATGGGTGTCACTCTTAATTTATCGCAGCCTTATAACCTTGATATACCTGGAAGGCTAGACCAGCAAACTCTAAATAAATTAGACCCAGTACAGCTTGAACGTGCCAGGTATTTAGCAAGCGTAGGGCAGGCTAGCGTTCCTGTGGGTTACAAAACTGCACAGAATTACGTGGAAAGCACGCTAAAACCGGAATTAAGCAAGCAATTATTCAGCAGACAATTACAGTTCCAAAAAGAAGCGACTAATAATCAGCAAATATTAGGGCAAGAATCTATTGCATTAGGTGAAGAAGAATTAAAAACACGGCAGGCAATATTTAAAATGCAACAAATAAGCAATGCTGTTAAGCTTGCAATAACTGCGGCCGCCGGTGCATATATGGGGTTTTCAATGAATGCTGCTGCGGCAGGAACTAGCGGTATGGACGCCGCCACTTCTTTTGCAGCCATGTCGGGACAAGAAGCCGCAAAAGCAAGTTTTTTCAGCACCCCGTGGGGAGGGGCGGTATTGGGCGGAATTAGCCCGACCGCTTTTGGATTGTACTATGCTAGCCATATGTACAATAAGTAAAAATATGTTAAAGAAAAATAATTTACCGTTTTGGGTATTATTTATAACGGCGAACATGGTTAATGATCCAATTGTGGCTATTGTTGCAAATCTAATGGTACTAACTCAGCCATGTAGTATTTCTTTTTTCAAGCATGGCGTGGGTAAAATAATACGTCAATCAGCTTTTATTGCAATGGCTATAACATGGGTCTGGATATTTATAAATAAATAGAGGGGGTAATTATGCCGGGTATGGGAACGATCGGAGCAATTGCTGGTGGAGTTAGCGGGTTTAACGAAGCTGGCAATATGTTGATAAATTTACAATTAAACAAAAACAGATTATTGCAAAACCAAGCAGAAATGAGACAAAGGCAAACAGAACATGCCGATTTGCTTAGGCAAAAAGAATTAGACCGGGTAGACCAGACTCCAATTACTGAATTAAATGTATTAAAACTTAAGGAATCAAGAAATAATATAGCCTTGCTGGAAGAACAAAAAGCAGCATACAATAAACCAATAGACCCAAACGAATTTGCAAAAAATATTGGTGTTACAAGTGACGTTCTCCGCAATTTTATGCAGGTAACCGGTATTAATGCACAATTAGATGCCACTGGAAAGTTCAAGGCTGGGCTTGCTTTAGAAGCATGGAAGGGGTTTCTTGAACATCCAAAAGCAATTGATGCTATATTTGCCGAACCAATAAATCGCCTTAAAACTGCAAATCGACTTCAACAAGGTAGAATTACGGCTTATATTAAAAAAAATTATAAAGACATTATAAATATTCCTGACGATTCTTTAGAACAAGAAAAGGAATTTAAAAATATAATAGGAACTTATGCAAATCCACAAAGTGACCCTAATCTGTATAAATTAATTATGGATAATAGTGTTACTCACGGTGAATTGAAAAGGAATGAACAGGTTTATCGAGGGTTGCACGAAGAAAGAGAGATAGCGAATCGAAAAAATTTACCACTTTCTGCAAGGGAGTTTGAATATTCTGAAAATTTAACAGAAAATGAAAAGGCGAAATTTGAGAAGTTTGCAACAAAGCCACAAACAACTATAAATTTGGGTACAAGTAAAAAATTCCTTGAGGAGTTGGGGAAGACTACGGCGGAAAGCTTTACTAAGCAAAGGGAAAATGCACAATTGTCAGCCCAAACAATACAGAATATTAAAGAAGCTAAAAAGAATCTTGATGCTGGTATGTATACAGGGGCGGGTGCTAATATAAAACTTGGTTTAGATAAGTGGTTAAAAACTGCTGGATTTAATATTGGCGGTGAAAAGGCAGCCAATACGGAAGCATTTGCGGCTTCTACCGGAAAGCTCGTTGGCAAAATCATTAAAGACTTTGGTTCAGGTACTGGATTATCAGATGCAGATAGAGAGTATGCTGAAAAAATAGCTGGAGGAGATATTAGGCTAACGAAGCAATCTATGACAAAGTTATTTGATATTGCAGAAAAAGGACAAAGAATCCAGATAAAAGCATACAATGCTATTGCAAGTCAGATTGAATCTAGGTATGGGAAGGAAGAAATGCCTTTTGATATGAAGATTCAAGAACCAGAAGAAGCAACGGCAAGACCTTCCCTTGATGACATTTTCAGAGGACAATAAATAAATGCCAGCAGTAGTAGACAATCTATCAAGTAAAATCCAGATTGCGAAAGAAGCTGGCTATAGTGAAGGTGAAATTCTTAATTATCTTGGTTCATTACAGGGTGGTTTGCAAGACAAGATAAAAACCGCAAGGAATTCCGAATATAAAGATATTGAAATTGTTGATTATTTATCAAAGCCTGCTCCCCCTACAAAGGAAAATATAAAGCAAGGATCAGCAGGGATGGTGTCACAGCTACCCCCAACCACTTCGCAAGTACCAGATTTCAAATCAATGGTTCAACAAATTAAAAAACCTATAATTGATTTGAGCGGCAACGTTCAGACTGACGTTAATTACTTTACAAAGCCAATGGAAATACCAGTTGATGCTCCTGGTTGGGCGAAGAAATATCCAAAAGTATATACGGCGATAGTAAAAGCGAAAGATATTGCGACTCCATCGGCACAAGCATTGGCATACTATGGTGGTATGTCTTTTGGGCCAGTAGGGGCAGGCGGAATGAATGCTTTGGAACAAGGGGCAGAAAGATTATTTGATACTGCTATGGGTCGTCGCGAACCATTAACTTTAAGACAAGATTTATTACAATATGCTAAAGATTTTGCATGGGGGAAAACTTTTGGGGACATAGAAAAGCATGGCGCGACAATTAAAGATTATTTGCCCTCATTTCTTAAACGTCCCTCAGAAAAAGCTATAGAAACGGAAAAGCAGGCAAGAAAAATTGGAGTGAAGTTGCTGTCTTCAGAAGTCAAGCAATCAAAATCGCTTGCCATTCTAGAGGGTGGCATGGGTAGACTTTTAGGGTCAGCCTCTATTTTGAATGAATTCGACAAAAAAAACATAAGAAATATAATAACGGAAACGAGTAATATTGTTAATTCCAGTGGTCAAAAAATTAATCCCGAAGATTTAGGAAGAATAATTTATGATAAAGTCGATGATTATTTAATAAAGCACGTAGCAAAAAATCAAAGACAATTGACTGATTTAAGGACTAACATTAAAACTATTTTGGGTAGTACCTTACCCCCTGTAAAACTTAGTGAAGCAACTAGTGAAGCATTGATAATAAGCAATAAAGCAGCAGGACAAAAGGCACGAGAATTGTATGCAATAAGAGATGCTTTATTATCGGACTCTGATTTTATTCCTCAGACTAATACAATAAAAGCAAGCGAAAAATGGTTGGATATATTGAGTAAACAGCCAGCAGTTGACAGAGACCCAAAATTACTGGGAAGATTGCTACATATTTCAAGAAATTGGGGATGGAAAGGAGAGGATGCTATTCCTTATCAAGAAATTGCCAATATTAAATCTAATATCGGTGCAGATTTGCGTTTATTAAATCCAGCATTGAAAATGACAGATGCAGGAATTGTGGGACTAACAAAATCAGGTGCAAGTACGGAAGTAAGAGCTTATTCTGAATTATTTAATTCAATTGAAAGAGACCTTAATTCTTTTGCCAGAGCAAAAGGAGGTGGGTTATTAAAAGCAGCAAGAGACGCCAATACCTATTATGGACAATTTAAAAAACTAACAGAAGAAATCCGTGGATTATTAAAAACTAATCCAGCCTTAGTGCTGGACAAAATAGACGATATTGCCGATGTCCGGGTTATCAAAAAAGCAATTGGGCAAACGCAATTTGATAAATTGATAAAACCAGAATTTACTAATAGAATATTGGGTAATAAAGGAAGGATGTTAGACCCTGAGTATTCTAAAAAAATAATGCAGAAATACGCAAATACGTTACCTGAAGTATATAATAAAACCGAATTGCAATTATTAGATGATTCCATAAATAAAGGAATATTTATTGCAAGCAAACCACTCAATAAAGTTGATTTCTCGTTTATGAAAAAGTTAGTAGAAAGTAGAGACCCAAAATTTATTATAGATTCTTTTTATACTAGTGGAAAATCAAAATATGCTGCACATAATTTTAACAGATTGTATAAAATATCAGATACCGAGACACGGGCAAAAATGAGATATTTCTTATCCGAAAAGATACTTCTGGGAGGGCAGAAGATAGATCCTGCCAGCTTGCTAACAGGGGGACGTGAATATAGTGGTTTTAGTTTTTCCACGTTGACAAAAAATATTAAAGACAATGAATATTTACTAAGGCGTATGACGGGGAAAGATGGATTTACTGATGAAGTAATAAAAAGGATGAAAAGAATTGTGAACGTAGGAAAATATATGCAATCCAGCGGAAAATATGCAGAGATGACTGTCAGGGAAACTGGGCAATCGACGTGGGCTTTATCTCAGGCAATTAGCTCACTAAGTGCAATAATTACAGGGAATATCCCCCTGGCAATGGGAATAATTTTTGGCCCCTCGGCAGTCGCAAAGGTGTATCTCTCGGATATTGGAAGGTCCTTGGCTATTCACGGAATACCGAAAACAGGTTTAGGTACATACGGTGGTTTAATGATAACTCGTCCGCAGACAGGCCAGGATGATGCACAGGCAGTGCCAGGAGGGAGCAGATGAAAATATTAGACGGATATAAAAAATTAATAACTGTATTAACAGGTATGTGTAGTGTAAATTATGTTGCGTATCTAATTTTTAATGATACCGTAGACGTTACACACAGAATAGAATTATATTCCCTTGTAATAGTTACTCTGGGAGCGATGGCGGGTGTGCATGGAATGTTGCAGTCAAAAATTGATATGAAAAAAATATTACCAAATGATAAAAAAATCTAATTAGAAAGGAGAAATTATGATTAAAATTATTTTAATCCTCGTATTTTTGGGAACGGTTGGTTGCGGAAGTATAATGAAGGCTTTCACTATCGAAAGTCCACGTCCAAATGAAAAGCAATTGGAAACGGTAAAAAATATATCGTCTACAAGTATTCCAATAATTGCGAGAATGCAGACAGACAAACAATTAAAGATTGCTTCTGTGGCAAGAGCTGGATTGTTCGCAGTATCAAAGTCTACTACACCTGGGCAAATTGAAGGAATAACTAATATTGCAGCAAATGCAATAGATGGGATACTAAATGCTGATGGTACTGCTAAAATATTAGGAAAGGCACAAGAAACTACTTTACAAGACATTCTTAAAATGTCTGTAGTTGAATATGGTATGTATGCTGCTGGACAAGCAACTTTAGCATCTCACAATATTGAAAAGGCAAAAGAAGGTATCAGTTTGGGTTGGGAATGGACAAAAGGCGCGTTGGCAACAATAATAGGAGGCAGTACGGGAGGCTTAGGCTTAATTGGTTTTGCTACGATGATGGCAAAGCGAGCGATGGAACGCAGAAATTTACTGCTGTCTACTGGTCAGGCTATTGAAGAATTTAGTACTAAAAATACTGAAGGAGGACAGGATTTGAAAAATACTTTAGCTATTGCACATAGCACAATTCCGGTTGATGCGAAAAAAGAATTTGGATTAAGTTAAGAAGGAGGAAGCTATGTCGGAAATACCAAGAGCGGAAGAAAGATTGGCTCGGATTGAGACAAAATTAGATAGCGCTCTTTCTTGGTTGAGCAAGAGGGACGATGAATGTAATGGGTTGGAAAAGAGAATTGTTAATTTACAAATAGAGCAAGGCAAGCAAGGAGTTGTCATTTATCTTTTCACAGGTATAATTGCTTCCGTATTATCAATAATTGTTTCGACTGTTTTTGCGTATCTAAAGAAAGGCTAACAAAGGAAAGGGTTCCATTTACTGGAATGAGATATAAGTATTTGACAAATGACGATGAAAATCAAATTTTTTGGTTGGAACAGGAGGTTCGATGTCCGATTCTAGAGAAAAAATATCTTTGGGAACTTCTTCTTGAATTGGCAAACTGGAGATATTATATATTGAATATTAAAGATTATCTCAAAACCAAGAATCATAAAGAAATTGTCATAGAGGAAATCATTGACAAACCGTTATAAATTTTTATAGGTAAGGCATGAACAGTTACTGTTTTAGGTGGTTTTTGATATTCCCGATATAATACCTCCGACATACCATCTATCTATCTTGCCGGCTCGGTAGTCACAGCGAGTGTGCAGGCTGCCGTTCTCGTAAAATTCCTCAGCCAGACCATCCCGTGCGCCCGCCTGATAGTTATATCGGTAACGCAGCCTGCCGCCCTTGTAAAATTCCTCATACAGGCCATCCAGCTTACCCGCCTTGTAGTTACAGCGGTAACGCAGGCTGCCGTTCTCGTAAAAGTCCTCAGCCAGACCCTCCCGCTTGTCCGCCTGATAGTAATATCGGTAACGCAGGCTGCCGTCCTCGTGGAATCCCTCAGCCATGCCCTCTCGCTTGTCCGCCTTGTAGTAATATCGGTAACGCAGGCTACCGTTCTCGTAAAATTCCTCAGCCAGGCCCTCGAGATTGCCTGCCTTGTAGTTACAGCGGTAACTCAGGCTACCGTTCTCGTAAAATTCCTCAGCCAGACCCTCGAGATCGTCAGCCTGATAGTAATATCGGTAACGCAGGCTGCCGTCCTCGTGGAATCCCTCAGCCAGACCCTCTCGCTTGTCCGCCTTGTAGTAATATCGGTAACGCAGGCTACCGTTCTCGTAAAATCCCTCAGCCATGCCCTCTAGATCGCCCTCCTGATAGTTATGTCGGTA